GAATTGTGCGTGACGGCTAATCTTCGTGAATGGCGTAATATTCTTAAATTGCGTTGTTCTACTGCGGCGCATCCACAAATTAGGGAACTTATGATTCCTCTTTTAAAGGCTTTCAAAATGATGATTCCTGTTGTGTTTGATGATATTTATGAACAGGTCATTGGTGTATCAGAGTCGTAAATATTTGCTCAATGAATGCCTGTTTGATTCTATAAATAGCGAAGATGCTGCTTATGCGTTTGGCCTGTTCATAACAGATGGTTGCTTCAGAAAAGACGGAATAGCATTTTCTTCAAAAGATTATGAACAAATTTCACTTTTCAAATCGTTGTTTGAATCCGAAGCACCAATTCGTAAACGTATAAAAAATAACAATATATATTATGAAATTACATTGTCATCAAAGCATTTAGCTGAAACGGTTCTTAAATTGCGTGGAGAAAGCAAAAAAGAAAACGGTGACTTTTCATTTATCCCAGAGCAGTATATTCATCATTTCATTAGAGGCGTATTTGATGGGGATGGATGTATTCGCATAAAAAATAAAAATAAAGAAACCCCGCAATTATCATTTGATATATGTGGAACTTATGAACTTCTTCATGATATTAAGCGATACATTGATATCGGGATCAGTAAGAAAAGTCAGACAACAATAACAGAACATGGAAATATTTATAGAATTACATATTCAGGCAATCGTCAGTGTTCAAAAATTTACAATTACTTATATCATGATGCAACAAGATATCTTTCAAGAAAAAAGGAGTGGTTTAATAACGCATGAAAGTAGTTTGTATTTCAGGGAAAGCCCGTCATGGTAAGGATACCTTGGCGGGTATCCTGAAGAATCAGTTAGAGCAGAATGGTAAACGTGTTTTGATTGCCCATTTTGGTGATTTGGTCAAATACGTCTGTTCTACATTTTTTGCATGGGACGGTAACAAGGACGAAAAGGGTAGAACTTTGCTCCAGTATATTGGAACCGATGTAGTCCGTGCAAAGTGTCCTGATTTTTGGACAAATTTCATTGTTGATATTCTTCTACTGTTTGATGATACATGGGATTATGTTTTGATTCCAGATTGTCGATTCCCAAATGAAGTAGAGTGTTTTAAGAATAATGAAAATTTTGATGTGAAGTTAATTCGGATTACACGTCCTGATTTTTCTTCTAATCTTACATTTGCTCAGTTGAATCATCCATCTGAAACTGCAATGGACGATTATCCTGCGGATTGTTATGTGCTGAATGATTCAAACATTGAAGATTTGAACAATAAATTTACCGATATTATGGCAGCGATTGGGTGAGAAAATGGACAGAAAGATTATTCTATGTGATGCCGATGATACGATTGAAAACTTACTGGACTGTTGGGTTGAATATTTAAACTCTAAATTTGGCACAACAGTAAAACCTACCGATGTAACTGATTGGAATGTCAGTTTGTTCTTCCCGTCAATTCCAAAGGAAGAAGTTTATGCTCCAATTTATCAAAAGGATTTCTGGAATAATCTTTCTGCCATTGATGGCTGTTATGATGTTCTTAAAGAAATCAATGATAAACATGATTTATTTATTGTAACTGCTACAAATTATCAAACTTGTGATACGAAAATAGAAAGAATTCTCCAGTTGTTTCCGTTCTTGAAATGGTCGCAATTCATTATTGCAAGCAAAAAGCAATTAGTGCATGGAGATATTTTAATTGATGATGGTGTTCATAATTTTCAAGGCGGAAGTTATTCTGGCTTATTATTTGATCGTCCACACAATCACAACTTTGATAATCAAGCAGCAGGACTTACTCGTGTTTATTCTTGGCATGAAATTGGACAGATTTTATTGTGAAGGGAGTAAAAGATGGTTACAGAAATTAAAAAGCGTAACGGTAACATCGAAAAGTTTGATCCGACAAAAATTATCACGGCAATCAGTAAGGCTGGGAATGTAGATTACGACACAAAATGTCGTATTGCTCATGAAATTGAACAAGAATCTGGTGTTCTGAATATCGAGGACATTCAGGATATGGTTGAACATAAACTGATTGAAGCTGGATATGTCGATATTGCATTGGAATATGTTCGATATCGTCATGAACGTAAACTGATTAGAGATAACGACAAGACTTATGATGGGATTCTTCGGCTGATCGAACTGCGGAATAAGGATATCATTGAGGAAAATTCCAATAAAAATGCCATTGTTGTTTCAACGCAGCGTGATTATATGGCTGGTGAGGTTAGCAAGGATTTGACTATGCGACTGCTTCTGCCGCCTGATATTGTAGAAGCGCATGAAGAAGGGCTGATTCATTTCCATGACAGTGACTATTTCGCACAGCATATGCACAACTGTGAATTAGTCAATTTAAAGGATATGCTGGATAACGGCACAGTAATCAATGGTACGAAGATTGATACTCCAAAATCTTTTATGACTGCTTGTACAGTGGCTACACAGATCGTAGCACAAATTGCATCTGTGCAGTATGGAGGCCAGACAATCAGCATTTCACATCTTGCGCCTTATGTTCGTGTTTCTTATGAGAAAATCAAGAAGAAGGTAATTCGTGAGTGGTCGAAACTGAATGTTGAATATACTGACGAACAACTTGAGGCGGCAACAATGGATCGACTGCATGATGAGATTAAGGCTGGTGTTCAAACCATTCAGTATCAAATCAATACCCTTATGACAACAAATGGTCAGGCTCCATTCTTATCTATCTTTATGTATCTCAGTGAAAATCCTGAATACATCAAAGAAACTGCAATGATTATTGAGGAAATTTTGAACCAGCGTATTCTTGGTACAAAGAATAAAGTTGGTGTCTATGTTTCTCCATCTTTCCCGAAGTTGCTTTATGTTCTTGAAGAAAACAACATTCATGAAGATAGTCCTTACTACTATCTGACTGAACTTTCTGCTAAGTGTTCCGCAAAACGTCTTGTTCCTGATTATATCTCTGAAAAGAAGATGAAGGAACTGAAGGACGGTTATTGTTTCCCGTGCATGGGATGCCGTAGTTTCCTTCCTCCGTGGCATGATGAAAATGGTAATGCGAAATTCTATGGCAGATTCAATCAGGGCGTTGTGACAATTAATTTGGTCGATGTTGCACTTTCGTCTGGTGGTGACGAGGACAAGTTCTGGAGCATTATGGAGGATCGTCTTGATCTTTGTTATCGTGCTTTGATGTGCCGTCATAATCGGTTGAAAGGTACACTTTCTGATGTTGCTCCTATTCAGTGGCAGCACGGGGCAATCGCAAGACTGAAAGAACATGAAGTGATTGATCCGCTTTTGTTTGGTAGTTATTCGTCTATCTCACTTGGTTACGGTGGCCTGTACGAATGTACAAAATATATGACTGGTGCATCACATACTGGTGCTGGTAAGGAATTCGCTTTAAAAGTTATGAAGTGTTTGAATGACCATTGTAATACTTGGAAAGCGGAAACTAATATTGGATTCTCTGTTTATGGGACTCCGATGGAAAGCACTACATATAAGTTTGCCCGTTGTTTGAAGAAACGGTTCGGTGTTATCCCCGGCGTGACAGATAAGGATTATATCACGAATTCGTATCATGTTCATGTAACAGAGCCTATTGATGCTTTTAAGAAGTTATCTTTTGAAGCAGAGTTTCAGGCACAATCTCTTGGTGGATGTATCAGTTACATTGAAGTTCCTGATATGCAGAACAATATCGAGGCTGTTTTGACTGTTATCAAATTCATCTACGACAATATTATGTATGCTGAAATCAACAGCAAAAGTGATTATTGCCAAGTCTGTGGATTTGATGGCGAAATGCAGATTGATGATGATATGAATTGGTATTGCCCGAACTGCGGAAATCGTGATCAGATGAAGATGAACGTAACTCGCCGTACTTGTGGATATTTAGGTCACAACTTCTGGAATAAGGGACGCACTCAGGAAATTAAGGAACGTGTTTTACATCTGTAAAATCAGCGAGTTAAGGTGAAAAATATGAATTACGCTCAAATTCGACAATTTGATATTGCAAACGGGGTTGGTGTTCGCACCACCCTGTTTGTAAGCGGTTGTCATTTTCATTGTAAAGGATGTTTCAACCAAGAATATCAAAATTTTGCGTATGGAAAGCGTTTTACAGAACAAACAATGCTTGAACTGTTGACGTATTTATCTAATCCAGTTATTTCAGGATTTTCGTTATTGGGCGGAGAACCATTTGACCAGCCTCAAAATACAATTCTTGAAATTTGCAAAAGAATCAAGAAGGAAACTGGAAAGTCAATTTGGGTTTGGTCTGGTTATAAGTTCGATGATTTATGTGATAAATATTTTGAAATTCTGCAAAACATTGATGTTCTTGTTGATGGACAATTTGAATTGGGGTGTAGAGATTTACACTTAATGTTCCGTGGTTCATCAAATCAAAGAATTATTGATGTTCAAAAATCCATTGAAAATAATAAAATTATACTTTGGGAGAGGTAAGATGAATAAATTTGAGAAAGTAAGTTTCGATGAATTTGTCAAGTCATTTGATGGTAAGGTTGAATCAAGCGGTAGCAATATTGTAGATTTCATTAAATTGCGTGAATTGTACAATGAAATTAAGCTACCGTCCAGAGCAACACAAGGTTCTGCTGGATATGATTTCTTTGCTCCGATTTCATTTTCATTACATCCCGGCGAGTCAATTAAAATTCCAACAGGTATTAAATGTAGTCTGAATTCTGGACGTTTCTTGATGATTGTTCCAAGAAGCAGCTATGGATTCAAATATCGTATGCAACTTGATAATACATTGGGAATTGTCGATAGTGATTATTATGGCAATGAATCTAATGATGGGCATATTTTTATCAAGATTACAAATGACAGTAAGAATGATAAGGTATTGGACGTTAATCGTGGTGATGCTTTTGCCCAAGGAATTATCATGAATTTTGATACTGTTGACCAAGATGATGTAACTACACTGAGAACAGGCGGCATTGGTTCAACTTCAAACAATTGATTGATGGAAATGAGGAAATTCGCATGAAAATCATGAACGCAAAGATTACTGGCCTCAGATGGGATCGTGAACGTGGGTTGACACAATGGATCATGCTTGAAGGTGACAAGTGGAACTGTTCTTTTGGCGGATTCTTTTTAAAAGGAAATGCAGCGTCAACTTGGGTAACGACATTGATGAAAATTCTGGAATATTACGCAATGAGCGATAATGATGTAATCGGGAAAATCGTCCGTGTAAAATTTTCTGGTGAAGGAAGAATTGGTGACAAGATCATTGCCATTGGTCATCCGTATAAGGATATCTGGCTTGATAGTTCCGTTCTTTTAGAATCGCTGAAAGAAGATGCAAAATAACCATATATAAAAGAAAGAGAGAAAACCAATGATTGTTAGTCAAAAATGTAATTGCTGTCTACATGATGGAATTTGTTCTTATAAACAACAATATATTAATGCTTGCAAAGCTGTTGGTGAAGTCACCTATACTACGGATGGAGAGAGTTTTAAGAATTTAAAGAATTCTGAAATTAGCGTTTCAATTAATTGTCCGCATATGATGACAAAGGTTAATGTAAGAGATATTAATTCATAAATGCGGGATGTACCGCAGAACGAAAGTGGCGGTGAGGTAATTCCTTGCCGCCATTTTACATAAGGAGATAATATATGAGCAAAACATATGAAATCCCATATAATCAAAGACTGTGTATTTCAATTGAAGAAGCTGCTGAATATTCGATGATTGGCGAAAATCGACTTCGACAAATTATTGATATTGATAAATGTGAAAAAAGACTTGATTGGATTCTTCGTGTTGGTCAATGGACACGCATTAAAAGAGAGCCTTTTGAAAAATGGGTACTTTCACAAAGCGACTTATAATGTAAATTTTCATTAAACAAAATCACAATTCAAAAATTACAGTTGACAATTAGAAATGGAGTTTGTATAATTTAAATTGCAAATTATCAGTTTTTCTTCTTGTCAGAAAGGACGTTATATGGCAAAAGAAAGACGTGATACCAAAAATCGCCTACTTGGAAAGGGGGAGTATCAAAAGCCTGATGGTCGATATATGTATCGGTATACCGACAATAAGGGTGAAGCACGTTTCGTATATAGTTGGACATTGACGCAGACGGATAGGACTCCCAAAGGCAGGAAACCCGGTAAGTGCTTGCGGGAACTGGAAAAGGAAATCGCAAAGGATATTCAGGACGATATTGACACTTTCAAGGCAAAAAATTTGACCCTGAATGCCTTTTGGGATGAATTTATTTCAGGAAAGAAATATCTGAAGGATACCACCCGTTCCAACTATATCTATTGTTATGATAGACATATACGCAACGATCTTGGCTTGAGGAAAATACCTGACATAAAGTACACCACAATCATTAGGTTTTATAACTATTTGATTGACGAACTGAATTTTAGCCCAAGGAGTGTAGAAACGTATCAAACAATTCTGCATCCTATTTTTGCAAGGGCAGTTCAGGACGGTTATATCCGTATAAATCCTACGGATGGTGCGCTTGCCGAGATTAAGAAAACCCATGATTGGGAGAAGAAAAAAAGACACGCTTTAACAGTAGGTCAGCAGTCCGCTTTCATCAATTATATTGCATCCAGCAAGACATATAAACACTGGTTGAACTTGTTCACAGTGTTCCTTGGAACTGGATGCCGTGTCGGTGAGGTGTGCGGATTGCTTTGGGAGGATTGTGATTTCAGCACCAACATTATCACGATCCAACACAATTTGACTTACTATCCAGATTCGGTGTCGAGAACGTCCACATATCATGTTACGACACCTAAGACACAAGCTGGTATTCGTCAGATTCCCATGCTGCAAGAGGTTCGCAAAGCACTTCTTGATGAGCGTGTCAGGCAGATGAAGGAAGGCTTCAACCAGACTGAGGTTGACGGCTATTCTGGATTCATCTTTTCCAATCGCTACGGGGACGTGCTGACTGCTCACAATATCAATAGGGCGATTGAGCGTATCATCAGAGACTACAATGCCGAAGAAAAAGTTCTGGCAAAGAAAGAACACAGAAAGCCGTTGTTGCTGCCCCATTTTTCTGTCCACAATTTGCGGCACACGTTCTGCACCCGGTTCTGTGAGAATGAAACCAACCTGAAGGTCATTCAGGAGATCATGGGACACGCAGACATTACCACGACTATGGACATTTACAACGAGGCCACGATGGACAAGAAGCAGAAATCTTTCGCAGAGTTGGAAGGCAAGATCAAGATTTGCTAAAATTGGGATTTGCAAATTTACTAAAAATTTTGCAAAAACTGAAGTTGTCCAACTAAGAAAAACTAAGAAGATTTAAGAAAAAGCGTTTTGGGTATGTCAAGAGGTGACTATATGTTGTACAGTGATTCGTTCCGCAATACAAGATATTGCGGTTTTTATGGGCTGAAAAATCATGTTGGGGAATTCCCCACGATGAAGCCGTTGGACTGAGGAAACACAAGATATAGCGGTTCGATTGGTTTTGAACACAATATGATGTGCTTTTTTGGGGCTTAAAAAATCCCGTACTAAAGATTTACTAAAACTCATTTGACTGGAAGAAATTGTGATTTGCAACAATGAAGCCCTTGAGAGAGTAGCCGAAAAACGGCTACTCTTTCTTTTTTGCAAATGTGCCGCCCTACGTCCTCGCACAGTGGTCTTGACTGTCCAACAGGTGAAAAGATACTACCCATCAAAACCACCCCTTAAATCGGCTCCAATAGCCTGACAGACTATCCGTAAAAAATAGGGATAGACTGGTATAAACCAACCTATCCCTATCATACTTATTTCAGAAATGGGAACGCCGCATACAGGAAGTACGCCGCAATCGCACCGATGACCAACCATGCCAGTTTCTCCCCCATAGAGGAAAGGAACTTCAATGCACGTTTCCCGTCCTTTTCATCGACAGTCTCAATACGATCTTTCACACGCCCAATTTCCTGATCCATTTTGCTGCTTAAACTGTTCTGCTTGTCCCGAATTTCTCCAACATCAGATTTCAAGCCTTGAAGGTCTTTTGCCATCAACTCCACTGACGTAGCGATTTTGTAAATAGCCTGATTCTGCTTCTTTAGTTCACGCATTTCACCATGTACATTCTCTACGTCAATTTCCAGTCTTGCCACCCGTTCATTCAGCGCAAGTTCACTCATAACCGATCACCACTCTTTCATAAAAATTATATAGTAGAGGTGCTGTCCGGTTCAACAATAGAAGCAATCGCATTATTCTGTTCCAAAACCTTTTTCATTTCATCAAGTGCATCGTCCACATATCCACTGAATGTTGAGAACGAGATAATTTTCGCAAGCCACGGGAATCGCTCACAGAATTTATCATATACAGAGGATAATTTCAATTTGCCTGTTCCAGAACCAAAATCACGCTCCGCAATCAAAACAGCTTGCAGAAGCCAACCTTGAATCTGATTATAACGCTCTATCTTTGTAAGTTTACGGAATTTAATAACCGAAACAGTACCTCCGCCAATAAAAACAAGAATCAATACAATCATGTACCAATTTTCAATAAGAAACTCCATAGTGTTCCTCCTTATCCGACACCATCAGACATTTCCTGCATTGCAGTTTCATATACAATACCGCCCTTGGTGTTCTCAGATTTTGATTTACTCAAGTAAGACGGAATGATAATTGCAACTGGCGCACCAACAAATGTAAGGTATCCATACAATTGAGAGGTATCGACTAAAACAACTTTCGTTCCGACTACAAATGCAATGACGAACATAATCACGAAAGAATAAGTAACTAACTTTGAAGATGTAATACTTTTCTTCTTTTTCTTTCGTGTTTTACGTTTTTGTGTTGTCGTTGTATTTCCCATCATCATCACGACCTTATAAAGAATTTGCGAATTTGATCAATAATGTTCCAAGATAGTTCACCTTGCTATAATTTGCCTTCCAATAATCCGGGGAATTAATCAGACCCTTTTTCGTCATCAGATCAAGTGCCTGTTCCGCAGTTGTGATAGAAGTCCCGGCAGTAGTCTTTGTTGTAGTAGAGGCCATAATGACCAGAAGCCGATCCAGACTATTCAAATCCTTATAATGCTGAGTCCAATAATCAGGCGTATTGATAATGCCTTTGCTGACAAGGGTAGTGATTGCTTGCTTTGCGTCAATCAGCAAAAGATAATCCTTAGAAGCCCAACCAGTGAGTGTGCCATCAGAAACATACATCCAGTTTCCACTCTGCTGTGTTGCGGTAACGATTGCCCCTTTTTTAAATTGCCCGATGATCGTACCATTCGGCGTACTACGACAATTTAACGGCTGTGATGTGGTGTTGACCTTATATTGCCCGGAAACAGCGGTTGCCGTACTCTGTGTCGCTGTCGCAGCAGTAGAAGTAGTTGTTGTGCTGGTGTATGTAATATAAGGGAGTTTACCGTGCTTTGTCCAAGTACGACCATTCATGCCAGAAATCTTCTTCACATTCCAGCAAGCAGTAACTTGAACACAATTCTTAAAAGCGGGAGAACACTCAATGACCTTGCCATCCCCAATATAAACACCGATATGACCTGTCATCCACACAGCTTCGCCGGGAACGATGTTTGAAAAGTCCGTGGACACATTCAAGCATTTTGTGATCATTCCATCAGCACTAATATCCGGGACACCATTGATTGCATATTGTGCGCCGCCATAAGTCTTTGAAGCGTCACCAGTCCAGCCCCACAAAATTCCCTTGATCATATTTACACAGTCAAAACCATAAACAGGCGGATTCTGGTTCGCAGCGGCCTTGATCATAGCGGTACGGGCAGACTGCTTATTATACACATGATTAGTGCAATAACGAGAAACATTACTTCCAGTCAGCGGTGCGCCAAAACATCCCATCACATAGAGAGTTTTATAATTATCTACAATATTTTGCAGTTTCTTAATTAATTCAGTATTAGTCATTTTTCCTCCATTCGCTGTCTGTACAACGGCAGTTGTTACAGTTTGTGTGGACGTGGCGAACTTGTCATAATAAGACTGTCCGTAACTTGCCCGTTTATTTTGAACTGATGTGCTTTGATCTGCTGGCCTTTCAAAATTCAACAGAACAGCATTAGAAGCCTGTAACACAGAAGTTGCGGACTTCAATGTTGCAAGCACAGATGAATAGCCGCTGCTTAATTCACTGTAAAGAAAATCAAGCTGCATTTCCAAATCTCCAATTGACTTAGATTTTGATTTTGCGTAATTATAAAGATTTTGCTTACGACTCCAATAAGTCCATTGGGCAATACCAAAACCTTGCGAATCTTTCACGAAGTTTGTATAAGTGCCATAATCAACAGCCTTGACATATTCATCATCTGTCATGCCTAATTTCTTATTTCCTGTGTTTTGCAGATTATTTGGCATCAATCCGCTTTCAGCGTACAGATTGCCCATAATTCCTGCGATTCCGTAATTATTCAATCCTTTTGATTTGAAGTAGTTCCAAATCTTTTGTTCGTTTGTTGTACCAGTTAAAGCCAAAATTCAACACCTCCTTAGACCAGTTGATAATGTGGCTTTTCCTCGTGAAATAACCAATATCTCAAATAATCATCTAAAATGATCGCAACGCAGGATAAAGCGATCCATGCAAAGAAAAATGGTAAGCATATCTGCCCCATGAAATTAAAAGGCAAATTTGAATAATCCCAAATTCCAAGTCCTAACCAAACATTGAGAATCAATCCTGAAATCAATTCAACGAATGTAGTAAGTAACGCTCCGATTAACGATTGTTGTACAAGACCTAATTCCCAAGGAAAAATCTCATTAATCAAACCAATCAGAACAAAGCAGAATCCGCCTACAAAAAACATTGAGATATGGCTATATCCACGCCATAACACTTCAATGCAAAAATAGATAGTGCCGCCGATTAACAGCAGCACTATCTCTTTAAGCAAATATTTTAATTTTCGTTTCATTACTTTGCGCCTACAAGTTTCGCAATATATCGGAGATCATACAATTCAGCGTTGTAGAAATCGTAATTCCACAGCCAATGATCTTCATAGTCCTCACGCTTGTATTTCAGGCAAATCTTATCATTCCAAATTTTATCCCACACTTCCTGCTTCTTTTTGGGATTAAATTTCGTATATCTCTCCAATGTTTTACGGATGCTGTGAACCAGTTTGCCACGCTCCTTTGCGTTGCCATCATCGTTCTGTGAAAAATAATCGTATGCGTTCTGACTGGTAACAGCACACACGACACCACGATCACAGATGATAAATCCATCATTCACTGTACATTCCGTTCCATATGGCAAATTCAAATCACCACAAATAGAAACGCCCTTAAAACGATTGGTTACAATATAAGTGTTGTATTGCTTCATTTATACAATCTCCTTCATTCACTATTTAATTTGCGGCATTGCCCAAAGTTTCAAGAATCTTTTGAATCTGCTCTTGCGCCGTCTGAATATTCGTCTGCATCACAGCACTCAAATCTTCAGGCAAATCCATCCCGTAGGTGATAGCAGCCAATTCCTCCACATCTTCAGTACGACTCACCAATGCACGAAGCATATTGTTATAAGTCGTATGATAGGTGATAGCAGTCTGAGCCGCTACATAAAGCGCAATAATATCCGCTCTGGTATAAGTTGTACATTCCTTACCATCCGCATGATAAGGATATTCCTCAATACCAGCCATCACAGAATAAAACATATTGGTGATGTTATTCTGATCGTAACTATCCAGAGAAAAATGCTCTGTTTCCTTACCACTGTTGGAAGTAGACACATCGACACCGCTTTCAATGGCGGCATTGCAATTCGTCCGCAGTTCATTCAACTTACTGGTACGAAACAGTGTCCGCATTTCATCCGTTACAGGATTATCCTCTGTAATCGGGAACACCGTTAGATAATCCGTCACAGTGATCTTATTCTTCGTCAGTAACTCATTTACCTGTTCTTTGCTCCAAACAGCAGGAAAATAAGTTTGAATCATTTCCAGTACAGTCATTCCAAGACCTCCTTACACCAATCCAGACATAGCACGGATATAATCAAGTTCAGCAGAACGCTCCACTTCACCATCTAATTGAAGTAAAGCAACTTGTTCATAATCCTTGTAATCGTCAGAATTCGTAATTGCATAAACCTTTCCACCAGCAACAACACCATCGGCCTCACCTTGGCTGCACTCTACAAAACAGCCATTTGACTGATTTTTCTTTGTAAATACAACCTTTTCATAATCACCAATGACATTCCCATTAGAAATTAATCTATACATTGTCATCCTCCTTATCATTATAACTTTCACGAATTTCACGCAACATTGAAAATGTCATAGCGTCTTTGCTTCTATGACTCATTCGATAATCCCAACGATCAACCAATGGAATAAAACCATCCATATAACGCTGATATCTGGTATCATCTAATTCTTTCATTTTTGCATCCCATTCTTTCTTTGATGTAAAATAAAACCATCCGATTTCATAGTTCCATCTTGCATCTAAAGTGCATTTAAACTTTTTATCACGCTCTGCTAATTCTTTCTCAAACAAACTTACAAAATACAAATCCATTGAATGAACGGTTCTATAACTGTTACATCTACCAGCGTGTGACCTCCAAGATTGATAAGAAGTAACTACATCTTCAGAATTCATTTTACCAGTATCGACCCATCCACGAAATATTCTTAATTTGCGCCGAATAGCTTTAATGCTATTTCTGCTCATTTTAATAACTACTTTGCCGTTTGGCTCAAGACGAATCCGCATTTTTAAGAATTTGAAACTATGATTCTTAAATGGCGTAACAATACATTTCTTTTCGTTCATTTCGATTCCTAATTCTTTAGCAAAGTCATATAAGAAACTTTTTAATTCGTACAAAAATTCAAGAGAATCACTTATCACATATCCATCATCCATATATCGTGCGTATCCACGAATACCAAGTTTATCCTTGATATAATGATCAATTGGACTTGCAAAATCTAATGCAATATTTTGTGATACTTGACTACCTAAACCAACTCCGTGTGGATTATCGGTATCTTGTTCAACTCCGCCTAAATGAACGAAATCGTCAATCAATTGACAGCCCAATTTCTGCAAATCAGGGTCATGAATATGTTTTCTCAATCTTGCTTTTGCTTTATCTAATGGGATTGAAGCAAAATATCCATGAAAGTCAAATTGGAAAATGCCTCCTTCCAAACCATATTTTCTATAATGCTCATGCAAAAATTGCTCCAGACGTTTTAAAGTCATATCCATTCCTTTGTCTGGCAAACTTGCACTATTATCATAGATAAATGATCTTGAATAGGCATCTGTCATAACTTCATCACAATAACACTTTTGAACACATCTATCTTGAATTACAAGGGCGTTAATGTCACGCTCCTTACCATGTTCAATTGTCTTAAAGTGTTTAAAGCCTTTAAACTTATATGTTCCGTTCAGAACATCTTCTTGCAAACTATCAACTTGTGTAATTAATGTTGATTCAAAATTAATCGTAGAAGTTTTCCAACCAACGCCTAAACAACACTTGTCACCATCTTTCAACATATTTTCATATGTGTAAACTTCAGCAAGTGTTTTATCACAAATTGCTTTTGCCTTTTCTTCACGCTTTTGCTTTCGCCGTTCATATCTCTTTTGTCTACGTTCTTCACTTGTCATGCTAAAATATTTCCAAACTGAGGTATAAAACCTCTCCTTTCTGTATAGCCTGATCATTCATTGGCGAATATGTCTACGCATCAAAACCATATTCGTTGACAATTTCCGATACTGATTTACTAAGCTACTTAACATTGCACCTATGAAATTTGACGGGATAAGGTATTCGATCATTCGACCTTATTATCCAAATCAGTAAAGTCACATCAAACCATGCAAGCAGCGTCCAGATGCAAGTATCAAAAAGGTATTTTTGGTATGTCGTTCAACAGGAACCAAGGCATACATCCTCCTTCTGAATAATGGATATAGTTTTCACCAATCATAAGAAAGGTTACTCAGACGAATCCAAGTTTGCGAACTAAAATCTATACTTTGATGCACCGCAAACAGTTTCAAGAATCCGGGGCGACCCCAGACGAGGTGCGAGAGTAGGTGCCGTACGCCGACCCGTCCGTATACACAATGCAGAAGAGGTTCGTGTTGGACGAGTAGACAGAGCGCAGCCACCAGTACGCTGGGTCTTTATCAGGATGTAACCTAAAAATAACTGCGGTTATTCCGCAGTATCTTCTATATCAAAAGTGCTTTCTGGTAAAACAATTTCGTTTTCATCTTCAAATTGTTGGTTCAAAATTTTCTCCAACTTCTTTGAAGTGCCGGGTTTGTTATAGCGTTTATACCTTTTCTTGTCAGATTCAATTATACCTTTTATCAATGCTGTTTCATAATTCAGAAGCCTTGCCCATTCTTTAAACATATTCGACATTTTCTTCATATCTCCAAGAAAATTATTTCCTTTTTTAACATAAGAAAATGTAATGGTTAATAAACTGCTCATTGTAAATATTGCTGATTTCGCTTTGAATAACAATACTTCTCTTTGGATGAATTCAAATTCCATCATATCTTTATAAACATAATACGAATTCGCTCTTGTTACATCTTCATGAATTTCAAACGCTAAATCCGTAATACGATCAATATATCTAAAATTGCGAGACTTTGGAAATTTCTTAACTTGATCCAAAGTATAGACTGCTAACTGTTGAGCAACGTTTATAAACTCCATTTTAGATTCACTTCTTTTAGACGCATAAACTGCCATTAATTACCTCCAATTGATTACCAGAATATATTTGCGATTTTCCCCTTTCCCTCATATACAAAGATAAAATACAGTATAGTAGGGTAGCGTCCATCACCCTTATCTGTCCCGGCGTTTGCCTTGGACAAGATAAGGATGATGAACTGATTAGCTTAGACGCAGAAGGCCGGGGCGACCCCACGCGAGTTGCGAGAGCTGCCGCTGTCCGCCGACCCGTCCGTCGACACACGGCAGAAGTAGTTCGTGAAGGACGAGGCGACAGAGCGCAGCCACCAGTCCGCTGCTGTTGTTGTGCCATCATGTTTATATTTAATCTTGGAATTACCAGCACTATAATAAGCATACTGCGCTTGATAATTCTGTTCCGCACTATTTGCATAAGTTCTTGTACCTTGAACTTCAAATTCAGATAGCAACCATAAATAGTCCTTTGTTGCGGTAACATAGGATGAGGTATCAGAACCGCCGCCCTTGTTATCAGAATACTTGGTACAAGATTTCATGACTGCTCGTAAATCAGAGGGCAATGCAGCCATCAAAGTATTCGCAACAGGATTTGTAGCAGTCGTATCACTTGCATCATAACCAACGGCAGCAGTTGTCTTAGTCTTACCATACACACTTGGTTGTGTATCGGTACTACCAAGAATGTCGTAACGCATATCACAAGCAGACCAACCACCATAGTTTGTATTATAAGGAGAAGAATTCGTACCCCAGTGGTTAATTGCAAATGCCTTCGTACCAGAATAACCAGCGTTGGTATTGTAAGCACTATCGCACAAACAAATATCTGTTCCGCCTACGGCAGTTTTACCAATCTGGAAGTGGATACGATTATTGCCTTCTTTTGCAGAGTTGTGATTGAAACCAATAATAAAAGCATATGTAGTAAAATTACTAAATGTCGTAGTACCAACAGTACCATTAATTGTGATTTGCTTTGCGTCACCAACAGACCAATAGTTTGCACCTGTACCAGCATCAGAAACGCCCTTAATTTCAGCCCATGTATTATCGTTCAATGTAGCAGAAATGAACGAAGCAGTCACGGAACAAGTCGCATCTGTCCCGGTATAAGCCGTATAGTTTGTACCTTCCTTGACCGTAATGGTAATAGTCGCAGAACCATTATTGCTATTCACACTTTTCACAGTCACGGTAGTACCAGACACAGAAACCGTAGCAACGCTGGTATCACTGGACTCCGCCTCAATTACACCATCACCATCCCGTGTTACTGTGAATGTAGTGCTGGTAGTCGAAGTATTCAGTGTAATCTCTGATTTACTCAAAGTAGGCTTTGTCAAAGTTTTCTTTGCGATCTTCCAAGTAATTGTCTTTGCGGTTGTTGAACCGTCAGACCAGCAGTAATCATCCTTCGGCGTAAAGGTCGCACTATAATCACCAGCATTTGTACCAGATGTAGTACCACCAATAGTCAACTGAGTCGTGCTATAATTGCTCCAAGACGGAGATTGCGCCGAACCGTTATAGGTCAACGTCCCGGACTGACTCGGCTCAGTGGTGATTTTCACCCGATTTGGCACGGCAGTTATTCTACTACTCGTGTTTGTATTTACTGTGCCTTCCGTAGAAATGGGGAAGAAAGCAAAATAATAAGTAGTCCCATTGGTCAGGCCAGTGACCGTCAATGGACTACTTGAATAAGCATTTCTTGTTGTGCTATTCACGACCAGCGTACCGTCCTCCGGGGAGGTGGGGTAACTGCCAGTTTTGTAAACGACCTTAGTGCTTGCCCATGTTGCTAATGTGATGCCATCACTGATAACCGTAGCGGCAGGATCAGTCCAGTTCAATTGAACACGACCATTCAACTGCGCCGCCACTTTGATAGAGGACACATCACCAGTTTTTACGGGATTTGGAGTAGCGGTAAATTCATCCGCCGTATCGTCTGTATAGGTGTTTGTGCTGGAATAGGGGAAGAACTTGTAGTAGTAAACAGTTCCATCACTCAAACCGCTGTCGCAGAAATAAGTGTTAGAATACTTGTTCCGCTCCTTATTATCCAAAATCACTGTGCCATCCCGTCTGCTATTCGGCATGGAGCCAGCTTTCCGAACCAGCAACGTACCAGCCCATGTTGCCAGTGTCACGTCACCCGCAATGGTATCTTCGGGATCAGTATATTTAATATAAACCTTGCCAGAAGCAGTCAGTGTCTTGATATCAGACACGGCAGCCAGTGGGATGCCACCGCCGCCACTACCGCCTCCAGTTGGGAAATTAGAAATAATTGGCATATAATACCTCCTTTAATCCAACAAAATGATCACAACGGGAATGTCCAATTCAGGCATTTCCCCATCCGCAGCAATCACCAACTTGCCTTCCGATTGCCCTGTAACCGCCAGTTCAGCTTCTCGTGCCGCCTGTCGCTGTTCAAAGGTTGCCCCATGAGCGCATGAAATCTGCCCATTCTGAACTGCGCCAAGGCCATCTACGCTGATCTCCTGCGTATAAGGCGAATCCAAACCAGACCACTTACTTGCATATAAGGTGGTTGTTACAGTTTTGCTATGGATAGCTTTTTCTGCCAAAGCGTTGTCGATCTTGACCATGTTGGAATCGTTTGAACCATCCATCTTTTCACGCCATTCAGCAAATTTTGTATCATCATCGTACAAAAATAAGCCATAGTTCGTAGTTTTACTCAAAATAAACACCACCCTTTCTCGGATTAACCAAGTAGGATGATGACAGCGGGAACATCAATCTGCGGCACATCCCCATTACAGGCGAATGTGACAGAACCATCAGTTTGCGCCGCCACATACAATTCAGCGGCAGCAATCGCTTCATACTCTGCGTCAGAAAAACTTTGCGGCAAACCAGCAATACCATTTTGCTTTGCGGTAACGCCGCTGACAGAAACCGTTTGTTCCCCATTTGTCCAACCACTTGCTAACAACGTAACATCAATTGACTGACTGGCATCACATTTTCCAGCAAGTGCGTTATACAATGGCTCATCGTCAAAGGGGAGTTGCTTGTAAGTCTTTGTACCATCACCAGTTTTATGTCGCA